AATCAATCAGTGTTCAAGCCTTACTTCGGTAAAGATGAACAAAACATGATCCAGGTTAAGGAAGATTTAACCAAGAAGAAGGGCGATACTCTTCACTATGCCTTGGTTAATAGCCTGACTGGCTCTGCAACAACTGGCTCAAGCACTTTAGAAGGTAATGAAGAGGATTTAACCTCTCGCTCATTCCCTTTGACTGTGGAGCAGTACCGTCACGCGGTGCGAGTTCCAGCGTTTGAGAATCAGAAAAGCTCTATCGACCTGCGTAATGCGGCTCGTGGCCAGCTGATGAATTGGGAGCAAGAGTTTACCCGTGACAAGGTAATCACTGCTTTGGGTTCTATCAACGGCGTAGCTTATGGCACTGCTTCTGAGCCTCAGAAAGATGCTTGGTTAGTAGATAATGCTGATCGCGTATTGTTTGGAGCTGCGGTTTCTAACAACAGCGCCAACGATCACAGCGCATCATTGGCTAACATCGACAACACCAACGATCAGTTGACAGCTTCGGCTATCAGCTTGATGAAGCGTCTGGCCAAGACGGCTAATCCTAAGATTCGCCCAATTAAGCCACGCAACATCAATGGTATGCAGTCTGATTACTTCATTCTGTTTGCCCCATCGTTGTTGGTTCGGGATTTGGCCAATAGCACTGCCTTCCAGCAGGCTAACCGTGAAGCGCGTGAGCGTGGCAAGGGCAATCCTTTGTTCAAGGGTGCCGATTATGTCTATGAAAACATCCTTGTAGTTGAGGTTGAGGACATCGACGTAATTAGCGGTGTTGGTGCAGCAGGTATTGACGTTGCCCCATGCTATTTGTGTGGCGCTCAAGCTATTGCTATGGGCTGGTCTAAGCGTCCTCAGACAATCACTGAAAAGTTTGATTATGAGGACAAGGAAGGCGTTGCTATCCGTCAGTGGATGGAAATTGCCAAGATCACCTTCGGCTCTGGTGCTGGTGACACTGATGATCTTAAGGATCACGGTGTATTAACTGGCTACTTTGCGGCTGTAGCTGATAGCTAATCGATTGGGGGCTTCGGCCCCCTTTCTTTTTATTCGGAGGGAGTATGGAATTTATCTTTATTGGTGATGCTAATGGGCATGGGCCGGAAGTTGTCGAGCTGTTTGGCTATACATTCCCAAAAGGTGTATCTGTAGCTGTTGATGACAATAAAGCGGTTGCAAAGCTTTCTAGCAATGGTCATTTTCAGGCACAGGAAAAGCAAGCAAAGGCAGGCAATCCGCTGGAATCCATGACCAAGGATGAGCTTGAAGAATTAGGCCGAGAACATGGCATTGAGCTGGATAAGCGCAAATCTGTAACCAAGCTAATCAACGAAGTTCAAGAGGCTATTGATGCCAACTAAGACTGAGATTGCAACAAGGATCATGCGCCGGATAGCGGCACTTGATACGGCTGAAAATCCAACCGCGCAAGAGGCTAACGATGTCATTGCGGTAATGGATGGCGCTTTTGAAACAGAGAAAGAGTTAGGCCGGTTTCCTTTTTTGATTACAGACATGCCAACTCGTTATCAGGAGTGGTTTGTGGTTTATGCTGGATGGTTTGTTCAGCCTCATTTTGGCCTTCAAACAATTAGCCCTGATGAGTTTATTTTTGCAGACAAAAAGCTCAAGGCTTTAGATGCGTCTGTTCCTGACACTCGAAGAACTCCGGTGGTTGATTACTGATGCTATTGCCTGTTGGCTTGAGTTATAACGAGAACCGCGAAAGAACGGTATCGGTTGAGTCTGTTACGAATATGCAGCCAGAGGTCACTATTGGCGGTCGCCAGCAGGTTGCGCTCATTACATGCCCTGGGTTGACTCAGTTTGCCGATTCTGGGATTCAAGGCGTAGGCAGGGGTATTATTTCGATAAATGGCAATATCTATGCCGTTGTTGGCTCAAGTTTTATAAAGATTCAAAGCAACGGGACGGTTACGATTATCGGGCTAATTGATGGCTCCGGCCCTGTCCGAATGTCTGCTAGTTCTGTTGAAATCCACATTGCTGTATTTGATACGGGCTATATCTTTAATCTGAGCTCTGAAACATTGACTCAAATTACAGATACAGATTACCCGCAAGGCAGGGCAACTGCATATATTGGCGGTCGCTTTGTGACTGAAAGCCCTGATCCTGGCACATCGGATCGCTTTTACTATTCGGGCTTGCTCAATGGCGGATCATGGGAAGGTCTGGACTTTGCCACAGCAGAGCGCAAAACTGATGATGTAATCAATCTATCGGCTGATTCTGATACGCTGAATGTTTACGGAACCCGATCAATTGAGTTCTGGGCACCGACTGCAACCAGCTTTGATCCAATACCTGGAGCTGTTCTTCCTTATGGTCTGGGTGCTCGTTATTCCTTGGCTGAGTCAAGCGGTGTCAATTTCTTTTTAGATAGCAACGGGCAGGTTAGGGCATTATCGGGCTATCAGGGGCAGGTTGTATCAACTCCAGCTGTTGAGTATGCGCTAGATAAAGATTCTGATGCTCAGGGCTGCGCTTATGTATTTGAGGGCAAGTTAATATATGAGATTAGCCGCTCTAATTTGACGTTGTGTTATGATGTAACTACATCGCAGCTAGTTGGCAAGCCGATTTGGTTCAAGAAGGAAACGGCAGATTCTCGATGGAAAGGTTTTGGGTGTGTTGATCTAGGGACAAAACTTTATCAGTTGGGTTTTGATGACTCGAAGATTTATAGCTTGGACCGCGCAACTATTCCAGATGTGAGGGAATTCACAATAATGATTCCAACCGATGATGACAACCGCGGATGGTCTGTTATTGATGAGCTTGAGCTGATAGGCCGATCTGGTACGGGTGCAATACCTGATATTGATCCGCAGATTATGCTTAGAGTGTCCCGTGATAACGGGTATACTGAAGGCGAGGAAAAGTGGATGGGCGTTGGCACTGTTGGGCAGTACGCCAAGCGTATCCGGTGGCGTAGATTCGGGCGGTTCCGTCAGTGTTCGTTGAATTTCCGTCAGACTGATTTATATGATTGGACTGTTTTAGGGGTGCGCGTTCGTGGCCGTTAGCGTTGACGAAGTAACACAAGCTGATACTAAAATACCGCGCCCTGATCATCCTTTATTGCAGTCAAATGGAACCGTTGATCCTATTTGGTATCGGTTTTTGTCCAACCTTTCCAGCTCAAACAATCAAATCAAAGAATTAGCAAACGCAATCAAAACAGAGGTGGATGCCCAGCATCCGTAGGAGTTTATTATGGCATTAGCGGCGGCGCTAGGCGCTATTGGTTCAGCAGCATCAAGTCCGCTAGGGGCTTCGGTATTGGGCGGGCTAACCTCCGTGATTGGCAGCTCTTTAATGGGAGGTTCTGGCGATGACGCAACCAAGGCGGCTATGCGCCTTGAGGCTGCTCGTTTACGCCAACTAAAGCCATACATTGAGGCTGGCAAAGAGGCCTTGCCTCAATTCCAGGAGGGCATTGGCGATATTCCGACAATGGAAGAGGCCATAAACTTCACCCGTAATGATCCATCGTATGATTTTTTACGAGAGCGCGGCCAAGAGGCCATTGAGGGCAGTGCATTTGCACGTGGGAAGGGTCTTTCTGGCGATACCGCTGAGGCTGTTACGCAGTTTGGTCAAGACTTTGCTAATACTAAGCTAAACGAGATATTAAACCGAGCTTTAACGCTTCAAGGCACGAAACAGAATCAGCTAGGGACTTTGTTGCAGGGCGGGTTAAACGCAGCAGGCAGACAGTCTGCGCTTCCTCAGCTTGCAATGCAGCGTGGGGCTAATGAGCAGGCCATGATTGGTGGGATCGGTAATGCGCTCACCTCTACATTGGGCAATGTAGCCCTTTATCAAGCGACTAAGCCACCAAAGCCTGACGCTAGTACGGGCAGCCTTGGCGGGAAGGTTCCTAACTTTAACTACGGCGGCTGATTGGAGTTTGTCAAATGACTGAGATTAAAAACATCGATCTAGCTGGAATTTTATCCAATGCCGAAACCATAAAAGGTCAGAGGAATCGCAATAGACTGGATGAGATTTTGAACCCAATGAAGGCCCAGCAGGCCCAGATTGAGATTGATGAAGCCACTCGGGCACAGGCGGTGAATGAGGGCAAGGTATTTTTAAGCACCTTGGGCGATATTTCAAAACTACCGGAAAATGATCAGCAGGCAGCATGGGCTAATGCCCGTGAGACTTTGCGCCGTTTTGGGTCTGATGATGTTGATGACATTCCCGAACTATTCGACTCGCAGGTTTTGCAGGGGATTCAAGGGGTTGTTTCGTCAGGCGCTGGCGGCAAGGCTGGCAGATTAGGATCACAGGAAATTCTAGCTGACGGCACTGTTATTCAGTCAACCAGCGAGGGGCCAAAAGTATTTACCGCAGGCGGCGAGCTTCTTCAAGGTCAGGACGCAATAGATGCTGTAAGAAAGGGTCGTGAGTTTGGCGTACAGAACCAGCAGGCCATATATGGTGGGCGCAGAGCTGGTACGCTAGGCGCTGATATTCAGTTGGGCGGTCAGGCTGAAGGGGCCAAGGTTGGTGGCAAGTTTGATGTTGAAGAGTCGCGCAAGATTGGGCTTGAATCGTTCCAGAACGCACGAACAATCCGATCTTCATTATCGCTTTATGATGATGCGATCGATGCGCTACAGAATGGGGCGAATACAGGCGCTATTGCGTCATTTTTCCCTACAATCAAGGCAGAGTCTAAACGCCTTGAGAACATCCAAAACAGATTGGGCTTGAGCATCATTCAGTCAACCACTTTTGGCGCTTTGTCTGAGGCTGAAATGCGACTAGCTATGGAAACGGCGGTTCCTACAGGTCTGGATGAAAAGGAGCTGATAAAATGGCTGCAAGACAAAAAAGACGCACAAACCAAGGCTGCTGAGGCGCTTGAGAACGCTTCTGCCGAGCTTTTGTCAGGCAGAAAGAATCTTGCTGATCTGGCTGACGCTCAATCCGAGAAAAACATATCTGGTGACGTAGAGTCATTGCTGGAGAAATATAAATGAGCCGATTAGCCGAGCTAGAATCAGCTCTGATAAAGGCAGACGCGGCAGGGAACACCGATGACGCCAAAGCTTTAGCTGGTGAAATCCGCCGTATTAGGTCGGCAGGATCTCAACAAGATACCCAAACGGCCAAGCCGTTAAGTCCATCAATGCAGAAGGCGCAAGATTCAGTCGCAAGACGTAAAGCAGACGAGGAGCAGAGGCTATCTGAGCTTTCGCCTGAGCAGCGGGCATTAATTTCTGATATGTCGCCTGTTGATGCTTTCAGGGTCGGCATTGGGCGCGGGTTTGCAACCATTGGTAGAGGTATTGGCCTTGTAGATCCTGAGGACGAAGCAACACAGGCAGGCATTGAGGCGCTAAAAGCAAAAAGCCCAATAGCAACAGGTGCGGGCGAAATAATTGGCGAGACTGCCCCATTTTTATTGCCTGGAGCCGCTATCGGGAAGATTCCAAGTGCGGCGGGTCGTGTAGCGACAACCGCAGGACTGGGCGCGACAGAGGGCGCATTAATAACCAAAGGGCTAGGAGGTGATACTGATGACCAGATTCAGGCAGGAGGTATTTCTGGCGTTGCGGCGGGTACTATGGAGCTGGCTCTGCCTCATATTGGCCGCATTGGTGGCGCATTCATTCGTAGGGCATTCGGCAAAGAGCCAGCAGGAGCCATTATTGACTCAGCAGGAAACCCAAGCAAAGAGCTATTAGAGGCTTTAAAGAAAGAGGGCGTAGAATATTCTGACTTGGTTGACCAAGCGGCATCATTGAGTAAAACCGCCGATCCTGATCAGGCTGCCAGAAAGGCTATTCTCGAATCTGAGGGGCTAACACCAACAAAGGCACAAATAACAAGGGATGCGGCTGACTTTCAGGCACAGCAAGAGGCGGCAAAGACTAGCGGGCGCGTTCGAGATGCCATAGAAGATCAAGACAGAGCATTGACAACACGATTTCAATCAGCCGTTGTGGGCACTGGTGGTGAAGCTGGACAGCCAACTAATACAGTTTTTGACGCACTGACAAGCAAGGCAACGGATCTTGATAGTAAGGTAGGCAGTCTTTACAAGCGGGCTAGAGAGCAGGCCGCAGGCGCTCAAAACGTGGACTTTTCGCTTCTGGCAAGAAAGCTGTCTGACTCTATTGGATCAGACACAAAAGCGGGAGGTAATGTAACCGCTGTAATTGGTGAGATGAAGCGATTGGGGCTTGTTGATGATGACTTAAATGTGACGGGGAAAGCCACCGTAGAGGCATCTGAGGATTTAAGGGCGTTTATCAATACTCTTTATGATCCTCAAAATGGTTTCGGTAATTTGCTCGGTCGCCAGATGAAGGACGCGCTGGATGATGATGTTTTCAGGGCTTCAGGTAAAGATATATTCAATCAGGCGCGAACGGCAAAGCGAGAGTTTGAGCAAGAATTGGCCCGATCTGGGTTGAGTAAATTTGACAGCAGAAAGCAAAATCTAGTTAGAGACATTTTGGAAAATAAGATCAACCCAGACACATTCATAAATGATGTTGTTAGGTCTAAGCGATGGCGCCCAGAGGATATACAGCAACTTAAGAGCTACGTTGGAACAACCGAGGCGGGGAAGCAGGCGCTGATGGACATGAAGGCTGACGTAATGGATGACATTTTTTCTAGGTCGTTTATTGGCCCTGAAGACGCCCAAGGGTTCCAAGCTTTAAGTCGTGACAAGCTGGAAAAGGCCATTAACGGCATTGGAGATAAAAAGCTGTCCGTTATTTTCGACACTGGGGAGGTTAAGTTCCTTAAAAAGATGATGGCTGTGGCTAAGATTAGAGAGCCTGTACGGGGAACCCAGCAGGGACTAGGCCCGTCAGCTCAAGCGGTAGGGGGCGTGGAAAAGCTAATCAGGGACATACCCTTGGTTGGCGCGGCCTATGACATGACGATCGATGCTAGCGGAAGGCTGGCTCTAAAATCAAAACCCGCTAGGCAGGCGGTAACCATTGAAGGGTCGCCAGCGGCAACCGCTGCGGCATTAGGGCTCGGCGCTTCCGCGTCGGCAGCAGCACAAAACGAGGAACAATAAATGACTAGCAGATGGTCTAACCCGATGGAAGACAACCGCCTAACGGATTTGGAAGGCACAGCGCTTCCAGGCGGTACACTTGAATTTTATATTGCAGACACCAGCACCCCGCTGGCTGTTTATTCTGACCCTGAGCTAACGGTATCGCTTGGCTCTACGCTTACTGCGGATGCATTTGCGCTGATTGAGGACTTTCACCTTGCTGCGGGAACGGCGTACAAGACCATAGCAAAGGATTCTGGCGGCGCTACCAAGTGGACGCGGGACGATGTTTGGTCATTGGATTCAAGCACTGATACTCGATTGGACGACTTAGAATCAAGCGTTCAAAATATATCAGTTATTCGTAATTCGTTCGCTAATTCAGGATGTGGCAAACAGCGGATTGACAGCAATAGTAACGTCATCACAGCGCCAACCATTAGCGCAACATTTCAGATCGGCACAGTTGCAGGTCATTATGGCAGGGCAACCAATGTCAGCGCTGGCACAATTACACGCGGCACGACTACGGCTGTCACTTCCGGCTATTACTTGGCATTGAGTGGAGTAACCACCACGGACGCGGCGGCGGTTGCTGAGGCTCGATTTGTGGTGCCTGCTGCGGACGCTGGCCGATTTCAAGGCTCTAACGGGACGTTTACCTGCTTGGTATACCATGACACCGGAACGGCCAAAGATTACACCATAACAGCTAAAAAGATGGATTCTGAGGATGATGTATCATCTTTAACTACAATTGACACATCATCAGCAACATCTGTTACGTCCGGCTCTTGGGCAACCCTGACATTCTCTGTTTCAGCCTTTGGCGATTGCCGCAACGGCCTTGTATTTGATGTTTCTTGTGCTTGTGGCGTTCAAACCACTAAAGCCTATTGGTTCACCATGCCAATGCTGGATAGCGGCTTAATCGCTCGCACATGGACGGCCAGCCCCTCTGATAATGACCGCGCAGGCATTGAGTATAAGCCTCGCCAATATCACAGCGAATTCATTAGCTCGTCGCTTAGAATGTCAGTTGACGCTGATGCAGACCATGATATTCAGGTTGCAGCGGGCGGATGTCGAGATTCATCAGATAGCTTTGATATTGATCTGTCTGCGGTTATTACTAAGCAACTGGATGCGGCGTGGGCAGAAGGTGATGACGCAGGCGGGTTGCCCTCCGGTGTTACCTTGTCCGGCCCTGAATGGCTGTATTTCTTTCTTATTGCTAAAACAGATGGAACGGTTGATGCTGGATTTGATGACAATGCAAGCGCGACAAACCTTTTGGTGGATGCGTCAACTTATACCTATTACAGACACATAGGGTCTGTAAGGACTGACGGGTCAGACAATATTGACAAAGTGATTGTTAATGCCGACATCGGAAAGGTTCGCCAAAGGGAAGTATTTACTTCAAATGGAACTTTTTACGTCCCGCCATTGGTTGACCAATTCGATGTTATGGGCGTAGCTGGTGGCGGTGCAAACAATACTGCTGGCGGCTCAGACACCACATTCACATATAACGGGGTGACCTGTACGGGCGGCGGCGGAAATGCTGGGAATAAAACAGGGGCGCCAGGCGATGGCGGGACTGCAACTGGTGGTGACATCAATGTTGCTGGTGGTGACGGCTCTGACGAGCGCGGCGGCGGCGCTGCTTTTGGGCTTGGTTCGTCTGGCGGGCCAACCAACAACGGGCACGACTACGGCGGCGGCGCTGGCGAAACAGCCTCCGGCGGCAATGGCGGTGGTGGTGGTGGTGGCTTTAAAAAGCTATACACTGCCGACTCAGGCGCAAGCACAGCATCTATTGTTATTGGTGCTGGCGGGAATAACACCTATGACGGCGGTAACGGCGTTGTGATTGTGGAGTGGTAAAAATGAGAGCTGCAAAAATTATTGATGACGTTGTTGTTTCCGTTGAAATTGTTGATGATCTGCCGGATGGCTATATTTTAGCCGAAAAGGTAGACGGCCAACCTGTAGCAGAAAAGGGCTGGATTAGACAGCCTGATGGCACATTTGCGCCGGAGGCAGAATGAGCAGAGTAAGCTATCCTCCAAGCCTTGCAGCCTC